CCCCTATGGGCGTAATAGTGCTGAAACCAGGTATTCCCGAATTTCTCAACAAACAGATATCCATAGCCGTACAGCTTACTGCCATCCGGCCAGGTCGGAAAATCAGCGACCGTATCAGGATTCGACACCGCCACCCGCCACCATCCTGGAGTATTAGCTGATGCCATCGTGCCGTTATCGGTAATTTCTCCAACAGTATCGGCGGAAATAGCCTTCACATCAGCAGCCCACAGGGTGATATCACCGGACAGCGGTTTGTTGTTAACCCTGCGCGTCGCCGGGACGGCATTTTTTGCCAGATTTATCGTTTCTTCTAAACCGAGGTATGTAAGAATATCCGCAATGCTGCCTTTTCCGATGATGTCGCGCCCAACAGAAGTAAGATCAGTCTGTCCGGCGGTATCATTCCCCGTGAAATACGGGAGTTTATCTGCACCGGTAGCCAGACCAGCGAGCGCCGTCAGCGTGGCATCAAGGGTCTGAAAATCCTTACCGAACGCAGCGGACATTTTGGCGATAAAGCCGCTCAGGTCACCATCATCGAGTACATCTTGTTCGCTCCTGCTGGCTGTGTACTGTGCCAGTGCTGCGGCGATGAAGCTCGCCTGACGCAGCGCTTTATTTACCTGTGCGCTTGATGCCTTACCCGCAGTAAAACCAGACAGGAGCGCCGGCAGCGCTTCCCAGTCAGACTGCGATGTAACATTTGCACCCTTGCCCGTAGCAAACGGTTTAAAATCATTTTTAGCCATCAGAGTAATGTCCCCCATGAACCGGCATCGAACCCGCTGATATATTCGTTATCCATATCAAACCCAAAAAACCTGTTTCCTTCAGAAGGCGTTTCCACCGAAGGAATTTCAATACTTCCGCCCCATACACCAGCGGCCTTTACCGTCAGATACCCTTGTCGTATCGCAGCAATAAGTTCGAGAGAGACCGATGAAATATCTGTTTCAGGAAAAACCCAGATACCTATGGTCATGTCCTGGTTATCGACGATCTGCATCTTCAGACCGGACCTGTCCAGTGCAGCGTCAAGAATGGGAGGCAGAGAGTCGTTTCTTCCGTCCCAGTTGTTAATTGCTGTCTTCGTTTTTAGAACGATGCGATAGGTTTCATCGCTCAGCGAGGTATAACCCGAATCCGGATCATATGGCCCCTGCCAGACGCCCTGGTCATATCCGAGTCCGTCAGTGTCCCAGCTGAAATAGACACCGCTTATTGGCTGGCTTACAACCCGGCTTAACCCTATCCACTGGCCGAGAATATCGAGTTGTATTCCTGTCGCATGATCAATATCAAAAGCGTTTATTAGCCCATTTATTGCGGCTGAGGTTTCAGTTAACGGCCTGGTCACTAAATCGATGTGTTCAACGAATTTAGGTTTTGTCGCATGATAGTTAGTAATTAAGTCCGTATATTTGCTCATGCTTCCACCGTAATAATGATATTTTCCGGCTTACAGGAGGCAGATTCGTCGTAAGCAATATTAATATTCGCCGCAGCAACAGCTTCCGGAGATTTGCCGATCAGCAACTCCTGAATATCGTAATAGCGCGCATTTCCACCACTGACGACCCCAAGGTTAGCAGGAGAATAAATCCGGCTCAGCAGTACCTGGTCACCAATCATCAGTCTGTTAATGTAATCCGCAACAGCCTGCTGAATCTGCACACCTATCTGAGAGGTGTACCCGGCAAAAACTGATAAGGTGATTTTTCCGTAAACAGGGACATCAGTTGGTCGCGAAAAACTGATTATGTGAGGATTGCCATATTTATCCGGTACGGTTACGGATGTTTTTCCCCATGTCCGGACCCCCTGCCCTTTATTTCCCCGGATGGTCCTGGCTATTTCGGTCACATCGCCACCATCAACAATGGCCGAGATGGAATGCGGAGGGAGCCCGTTACCGTCAGTCTTTCCTGTATCATTTTCATAGAGCTTGTGGCGCGTCACACCAGCAATATTAGCGATCGCCCCGTCCACACCTTCAAATGGTGTTATGGATGGTATCGCGACACTTTGCCCCTGCCTGATGCGAAGTTCTGCGTCCGTTTCTGCAGGTGCGCCAACGGTGGCCGCCGCCGGGTTGGTTACTGACGTCCATCCACGGGTCGGTGTATTGATGGTGGTGATCGTCCCGGCAGGAGCTGCAACCGCTCCGCTTTTGGAACAAATTGCAGTTGCCGTCACGGTGCCATCAACACCAATCACTACTGAATCCGGAAGACGCCAGATCACGTTATTGGTGTCTTTCACGGTGCCGTTCGTAATGGCTGTTCCTGCGGTGCCAGTGAGCAGTAAATCCACGGTAGAGTTGGTTGCACCTTTGCGCGCGATACCGTTAATTTTTACGTTACTGGTCAGCGCTGCGCCGTAACCCGTAGCAGGTGAGAAGCAGTTATAGACGGCAATGGCTGTGTTATTGGCATCGTGAATAGCAAGCGCCACCAGCGCCACCATCTGGCCGTCTTTGCTGTCCGGCTCCAGATAAGCGTCACTGCCATAAATCTGCTGGAAATAGCTCGTCAGGGTATCGAGTATCGTCTGGTAATCAGGCGCACTGATCCCCTCAGCGGTTACCGTTGCCGATAAGCCGAGTGTGTCCAAATTGAGGGCCATTTATGCCTCGCTGGTTACTGTCGTTGTTCCGTAGATAGTGTCGATTTCAGCGAAGAACTGGACGCGGCGCGTCGTCGTGTTCACTGTGGTATTGAAAGAGAGGATGGATTTCACGCCCCGCGTTTCGAGGATGCGCTTGCGGATCGCCAGATTATAGGTTTCCGGCTTTTGCTTACCGAGCACAGACTGAATCCACGGTGTTCCCTCTGTCTTATCGAGGAACCACTGCCCATACCACAATGCGAATCGTGTTTTCACCGCCTGCGCCACAGCCTCAGGTGAGTTAATCAGCCAGGTATCATCACCACTGCCAAAGGTGTAATCGCCGTCTGTGTCTTCGCGTCGGTATCGCATGTCTGACCTCCTTATTCACCACCATCGGACAGCACCAATCAGGCTCGAAAGCCCGAAAAGGAAAAATACAATCCATATAAGCAGGAATTTCCAGTTGGGTAATTTTTCGCCCATAACTCGCAACTCCATTATCAGTTTGCTAAAATCAATCACATGTTCTCCCTTGCCATCCTCAAGGTGTAGAAAGTAAAAAGCCCCGAAGTGTTAGCGCACCCGGGGCTTTTGTCTGGTTGGTAGTTTTAATTAGGCGCGCCAGTATTCCCGCCACCAGTCTGCACGCCGCCGTGAGTATGCGTCATCAGGCTCTTACCGCCAGCCGTTACATCGTTTGCCACCGTGACAGGACCAAGCATCGTTGCGCTACCGCCGCCCTCACCCATCCCCTGCGACAGGTTGCCGTTAATGGTTACGTCACCGTTTAGCGTAATGGTGGGTGATGTGATCGTGGTTCCGCCTTCTGCATTCGCCGTCAGCATGCCGGGAGTTTTAACCGTAACGTTATGCCCTGCGGCCACTTCCACAAAAGCAGCCCCATCATCGGTACGTAATTGCGCGGCGCTAAGACTGATACCGCTGATTTTCTGCGCCTGCGACTGCGGCCCGACGATACAGAACGCATCCGATAAATCATGTACCCGGTCATCGACAGGCTCCTGTACCCCGCCGTTCTGCCACCAGAAATCGATGCAGCGATCGGCAAAAATTACCAGACATTCATCACCTGCTTTAACCGGGAACGTTAGCGTGCAGCCACCGCCGCGCGGAAATACCACCGGCACATCCACCAGCAGCGGTAATACTGTCGACTGGTTAACGCCATTCGAATCCGGCTCATAGCCTTTGATAGCAGGTTGAACAACTGCGGTTACGGTGTCGGGATCAAATGACTGGACGATGCCAGGCATTGAAACTCGCAGTGCAGACATGACAGAACCAGCAAGCCTTGTATCAGCCTGTTCTTTACTGCCGAGTTGAGAGGAAAGTGAAACTGGCATATTTTCTCCAGACATAAAAAAACCCGCTCATCGGCGGGCTTGGTATGGTAGTCATAGCTTATGCTGTTAACGAGTCGTCGGGGTTATTCATCATTCGGTCCACTAGAGCATCTATCTCTTCAGCATCTTGTAAGGCACTAATTGCCGTAATTCGATTAATTTTGCGTTCAAGTCTGTAATCAGCATTTACGCGCTGAGCATGTAACATCTTTAACTTAATGCCAATTTTACGGACTTTATCAACATCTACGCCGTTAACTTTAGCAGCCTCACCGTTACAAAAAGCTGTATAGAGTCGCATGTGAGAACCGCCAGGTAATCTCTCACCATCAGTATCATGGGTAGGCGTCAGATTGTTAGTGATTCTGAGGGCTGAATGATACATGCCGTAGTATGACCTGCTGATAGCATTACGTGTCCATTGCTCACCATTGTGCTGCAATGATTCTCTGGCTAATTCGAGAAAACAATTATGCATAACAGGCATTAGAAGTCTCCTGCCTGGAAACAACCAACACACTCTGAATTTTCCAAACCAGCAGCGATGAGTTCATTGGCAAGGTCGTTATTCACTTTTGACAAAAGTGCTGGGTCGTCAGTTTTAATTTCTACGAAAAATGTGTTCAGCTCATTCATGACATAAAAAGCATGCGCACCAGCCAGACGTAAACGATACTTTTCAGCAATAGTCATCATCAATTGGCCGATCGCCTTAAGGTCATGAGAATGATTCTCATGATCGATAAGGTAATCAAGCGACTCATTACACTTGAGCAAATCGTCTGCCTTAGCAACTTCCATCGCATTAAGCATAGGCATTACCTTTTTCAGCAAATCTAAATCCACCCAATACGCAGCATTTATAGCCACTTCAGAAAGAATTCGAGGATTACGCGAGTTGATCGCTCTCTTAATAATCTCGTATTGCTTAACGTGATACCCCTTGTTTCTCAACGCAATCGTATAGTTACAAAACGAAACAGAATCGTCCGGGGCTATCGCCAATGACTTTTCACAAAGGGCACATCCCTCTTCAACTTCGCCTAAAACAAGCTTAGCTAATCCCTCGATAGAAAGCCCTTGATAATATTCAGGAACATTCCTGGCGTCACGAATGACGGCATGAATTTCAAACTCACTGAGTAGGTTTTCTCCCTGAGTGAGTGAGGGACCAAGGATCTCTAAAAGCTCTCCGGATTTAGGCTGCGCTAAACTCATTTAGTTGTAATTCCTGACTGGGTGACATCAAAGTTGATGGCAAAACGCCTTCAAAAGTATCTGCAGTGTAATGGGTAAAGTTGGAAAACGACAGCACGATGCGCACATTTTGCTGATTTTCAGAAAGTTTGGTTAGCTAGAAATTTCAATCGATTTAGTTTCACCGAGGCACCTTCTTACAAGGAAAAGCGCGTTCACTTCACCTTCCGGCAGTCATACGTCCAGAACTCCCGCGGCTCGTCCATATTTTTGCGGATAACTTCAACGTTGAGGATCGCTTTTTTGTTTCGCTTGATGTAGTCCATACCTAACCAGCGTCCAGTATTAGGATCAGGTAGCATCCATTGCATCATGACATTATCGAAATCGTCTTTTTGCTTCAAAAAGGTCATTTTTTGTGTTTCTGGCTTTTGACCATTGATGTGCATGAGACCATCGCTACCAGCATCAAAGCGGAACGGTCCGCACTGCGTCGCCGCTGAAACTGTAAACGGCAATGCCAAGAATAAACACAAAATACTTTTTTTCACTCTACATCTCCGACTTTGTCCAAAGTGCCTTTCGCCAGTAGTTCCTTACCACCTTTAGCCAGGCAAAGCAGGTCCATATACCACGCCTGCCCGCGAGTGTCGCCAGTATAATCTATGCTGCCCACAATGTAATCACCGTCAGTATTAATGCTGGCAGGCTGTGACATGCCGGGCAGACCGTTAACGTAGAGATTACCGTCGCTTTCCGATTCATCCAGCCGTGCTGGCGATTGCGCTATCTGGTCATTACTCAAAGAGGCCCGGTAGACAGATGCCTGATCCAGACGAATAAGCCCCCCCAGCTTAATGTTCGGGTTAATGAGGCACCGGACGTTTACGCCTGCACCCATTGTTTGCTGGGGCATGCCGATTAGCCCTGTATTGGCATTCAGCACCGTAGCGACGCCAATGTAATTATCCTCCGGCACGATGTTGACCTGATTGTTCTCATACCACCAGTTAGCGTTGCACTGTCCGGCGATGTGATTCATCAGCCTGGCTGTGCTCTGATAGACAACCCGCCCACGGGGGAAGACTGTCTCAGGCATGTCAGGAACTGCACCTGATTCGATACCATAAGGCCCGAAGGATTTCATGCCCAGGCTGAACAGGTCGCTGTACTTCCACCCGGCGGCCACAGTGGCCTTCACACTGGCGTTCAGGTGGCCTTCCCAACTGTCGATACACTGCAACATGATCCAGCTGTCTGTCGCATTATCTTTCCCGGTGACAGTGAAACGGATATCTCCGTTGAATATCATACCAACGTTTTCATCGGGATAATTACCCGTTGCATCCGCTTGCCCCTTATATCCGGCGATAACCTGTATACGCGAGAACTCCTTCTGCATAATCCGGTTCTGAGTGGTAGGGGACAGGTTATAAACCTTAAAATTTCCAACGAATCCATTAAATATGGTCGCAGGCATTTTCTGAATATTAAAAGTGACTTTAAGCTCAGAAATTTTTATCCCGTCGCCCTTATCGTCAACAAGCAATAATTCAAAGTGACGCATCCAGTTTTTTGACATTGTTACTCCGTGAAAACATAGAGATGTGAGAACGTTCCGAGATCGAATTGCGTCGGGTTTTCCTGCCCTGCCACGTCGCAGAGTACCACCAGAGAAAAACCGAGATTTATATATCGATACTGCGCCAGCAGGTCAGCCCCCGTAATCATCGGCATACCTGAGATAATGGCGGAGCCATTGCTGTCAGCAAGATCCAGAACCCAGTATTCTCCGCGCCAGATGACAGACAGGTGATAAACCGTACCGTTAATTGTGGTGGCAAAAGTCTGATTATCAGCCACCAGTGGGATTTCTACGGCCTCCATGAATCACCTTCCCAGAAATAAATTGCTCAGATACCCATCGACAGTGGTGACACCTTTTTGCGCCATCTGTGGCAGCGATTTCAGAATGGAATTATTCGGAGGTACCGTTGTTTTGGTACCTGTATTCTGCACAGCAGACGTCCCTGCTCCCTCGGTCATATTGTTTTTCGAGGCAATCCTGATTGACTGCGTGGAGGTAATAATCACCTCCCTGAGGGTAAGGGTCGCCAGAAGCACATTCTCACTACTCTTGTCAGTCGTCACCTCCAGCGTTTTTATCAACATATTGTTGTAAATACGCTTGCCGGTTGTCACATCGAAAGGAATGCGATCCCGCTGCAGGTTAAGCAGTTCCTGATACAGTTCTTTCGGACTCAGCCCCAGTGAAAGACCAATAGCGGAAG